ATGACAAAGACAGAGGCCGAGAAGGCCATTAGGCCGCTGTGCCATACTTGGTTCAGGACACTTTCTGAAAAAGAACAGGAACACCCGAGCTTTGGCTCTTTCAAAAGCTGGATCCACGCAAACGGCTACGGCGGCTATCTCGCCTTCCGCTCGACCATGGGCGCCGACTATGACGCGGAAGCGTGGTTCGATGATGAACTGCGGCAGAATTGGCGGAGGTGAACAAATGGCCTATCCTAATGACATCCTAGAACTCATCGACAACGTGCAGTCCGCATTCGGCAAGGCGAAGACGATCGAGGAAGCGGAAGCGGCATGGGACCATTTCCACCTCCTCGAAGGATATGTCGAGCGCACATGGCCGCATGAGCGCACGACAGTGGATGCCCTTCGACGCCTCAAGTCAGGCCTATCCACTTTCACTCTACACGTCCGACAGAAGATGCCGTCGCCCTACAGCGGTTGGGGAGTCGACCTGAGTTCGCTGCGCAGTCATGTTTCGCCGAAGTATGACAAAGACGGCTGGCCTCTGTAACGAGCAGCCTCTAACCAAACGCCGCCAGCGCCTCTTCCCAGTCGTCTGAATCATATACCGATCCAACGCCCGCAGAGCCGCCCAAGGACGCGCGCAAAACCGCCATGCAGGCCGCTACGCTTCCATCGATAGACAACCATTTCTTGGACTTCTTGAGACGAACTTTATGCCCGTGGCTGTTGGCCTCGACTTCGCAATTCGCCATGCAGAAGCGCAAGATCGGATGACCTCCGTGCTTTAGCTTCCGGCCGATGACCGCGCGCTCTAGCTCGCTGATTGCCGGCATCATACTCAGCGAGCCCTGGCGGAACTCGACAGCGGGCAAGCCATCGTCCATCAAATTGTTGAGCACGACACGAGCTAAGGCCGGGTCGAATGCGATTTCCTGCACGTCGAATTCATCGCACAGATCGCGAATGCGGGCCTCGACGGCTCGGAAGTCCACGACATTGCCGTCGGTCGCTGTGATTAGGCCATCCTTCGCCCATTGCACATACGGTGCACCAGACTGCTCTTGCCGTTCTCTGAGATTGGCCTGCGGGCAAAAAAACCACGGATGAACAATATAACCGCCGTCGCCGTCCTGCCAGGCGGCAATGATTACGCTAAGGTCCGTAGATGAACTCAGGTCCACCCCTAACCAGCATGGCTGCCCGCGTAGTTCTTCCAGGTCGATCGCGCCGGCGCCTTCGTCATAAACAGTCATGTCGACGAAGGGAGAGGTAGACTGCCGACTCCAGATATTCAGATTGAATTGCTTAAACCCGTCCAGTTCAGATGGGGAGTTCTTCGCCTTCGCGGCCTTGTCCATGAAGCCAGGCAGGTCGGGATATCCGCTTCGCATTCCGGGGTTGACCAGTTTCCACAATTCCGGATCGTCCCATTGATCGCTTTCCTCGGCCGCGAAGATGACCGGCAGGGTTGAGGGGTCGTTCAACTCGCCTTTCTGGATTTTTATCGCTGTCGATACCGTCTTCCAGGCAAGGTTCTCCTCGCCGCGGCCAGCAGTCGTTGCCACTACCATGAGCGTGTCTGGCGTCTTCACCAGGGCGCTGTCCAGGGCATCCCATAAGTCGTGACCAGCGATACCCTTCCAGACGTGCAATTCGTCAGCTATTACAACCCTAGGTGTCTTGCCGTGCTGCACTCCGCCATCAGCAGCCAAGGCTTTGTAGGAGGTATTTTTCGGCTTGCAGGTTACGAGGCTCTTGGATGTCAGAGGCTTCATATGCTTCCGCAGACGCGGATCGTGCCCTACCAGCAACTTTACTTCGTTGTAGAGCTCCATGGCCTGCTCGTGAGCGGATGCAGCCGATACCACGAGATCGCCAGCGTTGGCCTCCGGACCGATCGTGTGAAGCAGCGTGACCGCAGCACACAACGAGGTTTTCCGGGAACCTCTTGGCAAAAGCAGGACGACTCGCCGGACAATGCGGTCACCTTTCCTGGCGATCCGCAGCCCATCCTTATCGAACTTGTCTTCAACGTGCCGTGGTCCGTAGATCTTCTTGATAATCCGAGCCTGCCAGTCGTCTAACTGAAACGGTTGGTCCGGAGCCGGATTCTTGGGATGCTTGAGACGGCGCAACCAGGTGACCGCACGTTCGCCATAGCCAAACGGATCGTCGATCTCGCTGCCGTCATCAATCCAAGAGGGTGTCAGCGCCATCGTCATCTCCTTGTGCAACGCGGCTTCGGCTTGCCGGCGTGATTCCCAACTCGGCCGCCCATCGCCGCGCCTCGGCTGCTGCCTCTCGCAACGTGGTATACGCTGGATGCCGCTTGAGCTCGCCCAGCCGGTTTTCGACGTAATCGCCATCCAGCTTGATGCGAGCGCGGGCGATCTTCACGTCGCCAGTTGCCTCGCAAAAGCGCTCGACTGCAGCGATATCGGCCGGTGACAAGGCGCGTCTCTCGACCAGAACGGGCATGACACGGCGCCATTCTGCTTTCGCCTCGGTCGTCATGTCCTTCGGCGGAGCCGGCGCCTTCGTGACGGCATCAGCAACGGGCTTCGGTTCGGCCTTCCGGCCGCGTGTATGGTGACTCACAGTCCTGCCCTCCGCATCTCGTCAACGATGCCAGGATCGACGCCGAGCGTTCGGTGCAGTCCTTCGACTGCTTCCTGTTCGTTTGCGTCCTCATCGACAACGAAGATCGCCGGCACCACGCGGCGCTGAATCGGTTCATCAAACGGGTCCGGCCCGATGGGCTTGTCGGTCACATGATCGCGGCGGACGGCCTTCTCAGCAACCCGGCGTGTGGCGTTGGTGACCTTCTGCTCCTTTGCGGTTGGCTCCGGAGGCATCTCGCCGCCCATCTTTTGGTAGCCTTCCAGAATGGCGTCACGCACTCGTTCCGCGAACTTCCCAGACGGATTCCAACCGATCGCACTTAAGTCGCCAGGATGCGCGCCGGGAACTTTTGGCGGCAAGGCTATCAGCTTGCTGTAAGACCAGGCCAAGGCGCACCCGCGCATCGTGGTCTCAATCTCGGGCAGGCGGATGTCGCCGAAACCGAGGATGGCGAAGGTCTTCGCCCAATCCGGATTAGGCCGCAGGTTGATTCCAACGAGTTCAATTTTCATTGTCTAATGTCCTTTGTGGTGATGGTGGTGCTGTTGGCGGCTGTGCGATCCTAGAAGGACCATTCGCGATAGTTCGCGATGATGTCGGCCGCGTTCAGAGGGATGTCGATGATGCTGCCGGGGAACGTGTTCTCCCGGTTCTCAAACCAGTGTGCTGCGATCATCAGAGCGGCTTGCTTAATGTCCGCAGGCGGAAGGTAATCTTCGGCGGATGTGTCGATGAAGCCGGAAACATATGCGTTCGCGGCATCGACCTTCGTCTGGATCTCGGTATCCTCGTCATCATATAAAATGCGCGAGTGATCCTTGAATTCCTCAAGCGTTATCAATTCCATTGATGGATGCCTTTCAATCTATCAATTTAAGGAATGGCCCAAATCCGCAATAAGTCTTACGTTGGAGGACCGTCGGTTCCCGGCGGGTTCGGCAAAGTCTCGATCCACCCGCCCCTTTCGATGGGCAGGGCGTCCTGCCATGCCCTGTATCGGGCCATTGCGGCTTGCATAATGGCATCGCGCGTCGGACTGGGATCGAGTAGGCCAACGCCTTTGCGGCGACCAGGCAAGCCCACGACGAACGCGTAGGTATCATTGCGATATCGCAGCGATGCCTGCCGAAAGATGATATCGCCGATCGACACATCGAACCGCGCAACGGTCGTCGCGAAGTCGCTGACATGGTAGAACGGCTCGAACTTCGATAGGGTGATCACTGTGTCATCCTTCCAAGTCAGAGCCGGCGAACGGCATTCGAAGTGCTGGCAAACATGGTGCCTTCGTCGTCCTCCGCCATGATGATGAACTGGCCTTCTGACCAGGTATCAGCGACGTGGACGCCGACGACGCGGCAGGGGATCCACTCAGTCTTGCCGCCTGCGTACTTCACTCGGTACTCTGCTTCGAATTCTTCGATTGATATTGTGTTCACTTTTCAACTCTTTCTCTCCTCTTGCTAATGTTTCACTTGCGCCCGAACGATCCATCCACGGCAGCGGTCTTGCGGCCATGGCAGGTTGAGCACATGCTTTGAAAGTTCGTCGGATCAAGCCTGCGGTGTGGTGCCTTGCGTATGCTCTCACGATGGTCGACCAGCGTGGCAGGGTCGCCGCATTCGACACAATCGGGGAAGCGGGCCAAGTGTTTAGCTCGCGCTGCTCGCCAGTCTGCATCGTAGCCACGAGCCGATGGTGAGGGCCTCGCCGCATCGCTTGCCGCCTTGCGGGCGGAAGCGCACACGCAACGTTCGCCCGCTGGCACAACACGACCGCAAGTGCATATTCTCGGGGTCTTCTTGGGCATGGTGAACGGGGTGTCCTTAAGAGATAGGACACCCCTTTCCTAGTTACGGAGCGTCGGACTTGAGAAGCGCGATGGCTTCCGCGTTGACGAGCTTGCCACCGACGCGGCGACGTCCGCGGATCTTCACGACGCCGTTGTCGGCGCCAGTGAAGTCGTCGCGCAGGATCTGCACGCCGACGCGATCGACGATCTGGTAGCCATACGAGAAGTCACCGAAAGCGACCGGGAATGTGTCGGCTGCGACTGCCGGTGCGAAGTCTGCCATGTCGGGCATCTCGGCGATCGGACGGCCCATGAGCGTTGCAGGCGTGCCGTTGGCGAGGCTGTCGGACCAGAGCGTGCCCTTGCTCGACGTATCGAGCGCAGCGCGGATCAAGCCCATCGTTTTGCGATTCATCGCCCACGTGCCGTTGTTCGCATAAGCGGTCGGCAGCGAGTAGTGGAGCTCGATCAGCTTCGCAACGAGATCGGTACCAGACTGCGCGGCGGTGACGGTGCTGTAACCGGCCAGCAGGGTGGAATCGAGGAAGCCGAGCGGCTTGCCGTTGCCATCGCCGTTGACGAAGGCGGTTGCTTCGGCCTTGCCGAACTGTGTCGCGATCTGACCGGCGATGTAGGACCCAAGGTCGACGAAGGAGTCTTCAAGAAGCTGCAGCGAGACTGGCACGACAACCGCATGCTCGTACACGTCAATCTCGACCTGGGAGAACGCAGGCTCAGACGAAGGACGCGTTCCCGTTTCGGTAACCCAGCCGCCAGCGAGCTGCGTGGCCAGCTTCGGGAGAAACACCTTGTTGGTGCCGATCGACATGACCGCAGCGACCGAACGCATCGGGCTGAACTGGGTCAGCTTGTCGATGATGGTGGTGCTGAATTCCGGTGCGACGGCATAGCCGCCAGCGCTAGGCGTGCCAATGTTCAGGGTCTTAAGCTCGTCTGCGCCGAGAGCAGCGGCGCCGTTCCGCAGGAAGGTGTTGAGCGCCTTGGCTTCGAGGTTTTCGTTGTCGTTGGCTGCTTTGGTATGGACAGCAGGGCGAGCAAGCTTCTTCTCGAGTTCGTCGATGCGCTTGGTGATGTCGGCGACCGGTGCCGTCTTCTTTGCGATGTCTTCAGTCAGGCCGGCGAGGGCAGTTTTGACTTCGACGATCGGGTCGGCATTGCCTTCCGACTTGATTTCGAGAACGGCGAAGTTGTGTGCAAGATTGGTCATTGAATGCCTTTCAAATGGAAGCGCGTGCCGCGTTCAGAACGTCGGCGATGGCGCGCAGGGTGTTGTTGTCGGATTTGACGGAGGTGACGGTTGCTGTTGGCAGCATCCCGAAAGTGACTATCGAGATCTCATGGAGATCGACCTCATCGAGCAGGCGAACACCTTTGACCTTGTCCAGCCTGGAAGATTTTGTGCGGTAGCCGATCGACATCGTGTCGAGGGCTCCGGCCTTCATCAGTGTGTACGTTTCGCGCCCCTTGACGGTGTCGAGGATCAACCGCCCCTTGACGTGAAGCCCGGTTGCGTCTTCGGCAATTTCCGTAAAGACGCCGACGGGCTCGGCGCGATTGTGCTCACGAAGCATCTTCACGCGGCTAGCTGGCCGCTCTCGCAAGCTCTTGGTGAAGGCGCCAGGCTGCACGGCATCGCGGCCGAGATCGACCTCGCCGAAGCGGCTGGCGTAACCTTCAAAGCTGCCGTCCTCATGGACGGCTTTGACGTCGAGCGCGATTTGCGCGCCCGTCTCATAGGTGACGTTGCTCACGCAGCGACCTCCTTCGGTTTGGGTTGATTCTGATTGGCGGGTGCTGGTGCGCCGGCCGTTGTGAATGGCGATGACAAGGCGTCACCATCCGGCAGTGCCGGGAGGCCGAGTTCGCGGCGAACGTCGTTGCCAGTCATCACGCCAGACGCGCGATACTTCGCATAAGCTTCAGCGCGCGCAGCGCTATCGCCGCGAAGCAGATCGGCCACTTCGAACGAGATGCAGTATGGGCCTCGCTCTTTGGGCTGAAGCAGGCATCGCCGATATGCGTCAGTCCACGCACGCAGCCATGGTAGGAGGCAGAACTGCAAGAATTGCAGAGACTGCATCTCGACGTTTGCAAATGTGCCGCTGGACAACTCCTGCAACATCGTGACGGGAACGCGGGTCAGCCTGGAAATTTCCCCTATGGAGAAAATTCGCTGCTCGTTGTGCTGCGACTCGACGCTGGTAAATGCGATCGGAGTATAGCGAGCATCATTATCGAGCGGTGCAACGCCGCCCGCACCAGAACCGCCATGCGTCTTTCGCCATGCCTCGCCAGCGCGTTTCAAGGCGTCCGGCTTCATTAGGCCTTTGAAGCTCAAGATTCCGCCCGGTCTCGCGTTATTCTTGTGGAGGTTCGCCGCCGTGCGCTCAAGCAGGATCGCAAGGCCGATAGCATCGCGGCCAGCGGATAACAGGCCAAGGCCGCGTTGCCCGTCAATCGATGGCGCCTGCAGATGGATAATCTGATCTGCCGGTGTTTCGTTGCCGCCAACGCGATAGATAGGCTCGCCGGTCAGAAGATACTCGACCGAAATCTTGTCCCGCGTCAGGTGCAGAATCTCCATCGGCGAGCCGTCGCTGGCCTTGCTGACGTAAGCGAAGCCATCGCCATGAAGGATCGCATCGATCGTGACGTTCTCGCGAAGCTTGCCGGCAGACATCCATTCATTCGCATCGTCATGCACGAGCTCGTGGGCCGGGTGCGACGTGTCAACTTGCTTGCTCTTCCCATCGCTCTTGAAGACCTGGGCCGGCAGGGTCGCGACTGTCTCGGCGATGGTGCGAACCGCGCAATTGACAGCTGGGACGCGCATGGCCGAATGCGCCGAGACGGTCACGCCTGTCGATAATGATGTAGCGAATCCGCCAAGTAGGGCTTCCCAAGATTCGCTTGTCGGATCGGTTAGCTCGCTCTTGGTTTCAGGCACAGCGGCCTGCTTGCGGGAAAACCAAGCCATCATGCGGCCTCGCATGCGTAGTGGATAGCCGCACGATCGATGACGCGCTGCCAGATTTTTGCGAGCGGCATAAAGAGTGAAGCCCGATCAACTTCAGCCATCTCGCAACGGGACAAGAGGCGAAATTCGGTCTTCTCGCCGTCGCGACGAACGACCAAGACTTCGTCACGGATCGGCGAGAAGTCGATCGCCTCATCCGCCAGTCGGGACGCGTTGAACATCGCGATACGGACGGAAACGCCGTAGGCCGTCAGATCTCGAACCAGCGCGAAATAATAAGCCTCGTGTGCCGAGAACCACAGCCTGTGTCCGTCCTTGCGGCCGACATATTCGCTGACATTCCTGGCAAGCCAAGTGCGGAAAGTGTCTTCAGTGACTTCGGCAATATCGGCTGTTTCGGACACGCTGAAGCAGCCTTGCCGGTAAAAGGCAGGGAGCATAATTCTTGCTTTCTGTTAGATGCCGAAACCGGCGATTGACAAAGAAAAAGGCCCGCCGAAGCGAGCCTGAAGTTGAGGGAGCACTTCCCTATCTTATACGCGCCAAGCGCGAGTTATTTGGCACCTACGCCGCAATCTTTTTTCGAAGGTTGTTGTCGTTATCGGCCACGAGCGCGCGACCGGCTGCCAGCAATGCTTTCTTACCGGCTCGATCGGCATATCCGCCCTGAAAGCCGAGCCGAATGCCGATCGACTGCAATGTGCCGCGAGCAGAAACCTCGTCGAGGATCTCTGCGGCGTTGGCCGGGATCGGCTCCGACGGTTCCCAGTTGCCGATGGTTGCGGCCGAGGCTGTTTGGCAACGACCCGACATGCCGCCGATGAACCTTGCGCCCTTGGCGATCTTGGTTTGGCCGCGCGTCGCCGGAAACGGCAACTGGTCGAAGGGTACGCTGCCATCGATCCCTAGTTGCTGTAGTAGAGCGCGCGCTTCAGCCACACCGAACCGGCCGACAGGGTCCTGAGCGCTCGGGGCTTCCCGCGGCAATGGAACATAGAAATCGCCGATCGCTCGCTCACCAGATAAAGGACGCTGATAGGCGGTTGCCGTAAGGGGCGAGGGAACTGCACCCTTCAGGGCGAGATATCCCTCGGGATCAACACGATGGGGTTTCTTTCCGCCGCGGGGTTTGTTTGCCTTCAGATCGGGACGCTCGATACGTCCCTTGTCATTGATGAAGCTCAGAAGCATGCCGCCATCAAATCCACGTCGGGCGCCAGGGCGAGTGTAGTATGTCAGGCCCGCAAGGGTGACGAGATGCTTTCCTGTCAGGGAAGGTTGCGCCGTGAAGCTATACGCCCACGGTTCGCCCTCCCACTTTATTTTGCCGTCGCGCTTCACCCGAACGCCGCACCATGGCCAAGCAATGCCGCCAGCGGAGCGCAGCATCTCGTGCAGTCCGGGTTTTACTTCATGCAACATCTCTGGGTTAACTTCGTCCGGGCCGTCCTGTGTGGACTCCGACATGGTTTCGCTGGTGTGCTCTACATCAGGAACATCGTGCGCTTCGGCATCGTCGCGGCTGCCTTCGCGTGGATCGAGATGGGGCTGGCCGGAATGATCGTCACCATGAGTATAGTAATCGTCTCGCAGCCGATGGAATACAGCAAGCGCTGCATCAGGGTCGTTCTTAATAAGCCAAGTCATGGCCGGATGGGTATAGGTCATTTGTGCTCCTTTGGTTGCCGGCTGAGCCGGTCTTTGGAAATCGTGCGGTCGTGCGTGCTATAGGAAATGGTCCGCACGCACGATGATGGGGAATGAATTCCCCCCATCGGTCGGGTGTGTTTTGTGTTGAAAATTCGTGCGCCCGCACGGTATTGTTTTTGTTGTGTTTTCAGCCATTTTTCTAATGATCGTGCGGGCAATTCGTGCGCCCGCACGTTTTCCGCACGAAAGCTCAATCGTCTTCCTGATCGTGCGCGGCATATCCGGAGGTCCGCACGGCAGATTTCTCGGCCGCACGAGCCACGAATTGAGCGGTCTGCGCTTCCCGGTGACGGTCGGCCCGGATGTCGGTCAGGGCATCGAAGCCTGCCGAAGTGATCTTCCACTTGCGGCCCTCGTAGGTCACGAGTTTGTCCTTCCGGAGCTTGTCCGTCGCCCGGCGCGCCCGATCCTTATGAGCCGAGCCGTCGTCGCGCTTCCATCCCATGTTATCGGCGATCGTTACCAAGGATGCCTTGACGTCCCGATCGATCTGCAGAAGGGCGTCGTCTTCGTCACGACGTGATGATGCGGCAAGACCTCTGGCCTCACTTGTCGAAAGGGCTTGCGCCATGACGGTCGGAACATCGCGGCCTTTGCTATCCTTTAGCAACGGCGCGGTCACGGTCGACAGATCGAAGATAACCGGTTCGAAGTCAGGGCCGCGGTGTTTTCCCTGCCAGTGCAGTTTCACGGTTCCGTCGCCGACCTTGGCGCAGGTCAGATTGCCGTCCATCTCGGCAATGAAGGCGCCGCCGCCTCGAGGAAGCAGGTTTGACTGGTCCGCACTCTTCGTCGGATGGCATGCGACCAAAACGCAAGGATGACCATCCACGGTCGTGAGGGTGCGCAAGTCGCGAGCATGGCGGCCCATGTCAACATTCGCGTTCTCGTCTGCGCCCTGAAAGTAAGCGGCCGAAGTATCCACGATGATGAGGTCTGCACCGCCGAGCTCTTTCACAGCCTTTGAGACTTCTTCGAACAGGCCCGGAATGCTGAATACGCCTGGCACGAAATGCACGTCGATCTGGTCGGGATTAAAGCCCATATGGTGCGCCTGCGCGATCCAGCGCATTGTTACGTCGTCGGGGTTCTCGCCGGCGAAATAGATAGCGCGACCCTTTCTCACCTCACGGTTTCCTAGCTCCTTGCCGAGTGCTGTCAGAGCCGTGAGCAAGAGCAGAATCGCCGTCTTGCCAGTCCCAGACGACGCGGTGACGCTGTAGACGAATCCAGCCTGCACGATACCGTCGATCGCATAGTCGGGCGGCACAAAGCCGCGCACGAAGTCCCCGCTGGAGATAATTCCCGGCCAACTTGGCTTGTTCTGATTTGCGGCTACCGGCGGCGCCGATCTGGATAGCGCTTTGAGCTGCTCGACCGTGAAGCCTGCTTGCAACCAGTCGGTGACATCGCCCTTCTCGGGAAGATCTGGAAGCTCCACTCGACGCACCATTGCAATACCCTGCACTAGCCCGATGACCTTGTCGGCTTTGTCGGCGCCGGAGACGTCGTTGTCAGGAATCACGTACAGGGTGCGGCCCTTGAGCGGGGATAGGTCGTCAGGCCAGCTTCCGTTCGGGGCCGTGGTCGCCAAGAGGCCGGCATTGATTAGCGTGTCTGCGTCCTTCTCGCCTTCGACAATATAGACGGGCTCGCCTGGCCGTGAGACGATCTCGGGCCAGCGGTACAGGATCGGTTCACCGCGACCGGAAAACCATCCGCTATTCCCATCTGGGCGACGCTGAAGAAATTCCTTCTGGTCGGTCGGGTGCTCATACCGCAATACCTGAAACAGCAATTCGCCATCGCTCGTTGCGTAGTCATAGGTCGCCGCGTGAGAGTAACCTTTGCTGGTCAGGTGGCGGTCATAGAATCGCTTCGGGGCGTCGTCCGTCTTCACGAGCTTGAGGCGTGCAGTCGGCTCCGGCCTGTCGGATTTCTCGGCCGGTGCAAAGTCAGGTTCGCCGCACTGACGCAATACCCAATCTTTCATTTCGACCGGATCTTCTCCGCTGAAGCAGTTGACCAGAATACCGCGCGGTGCAGAAGGATCGATCTTGATTGAAATCTCTGCGGAGCCCTTCTTATGGCCGGGAGCGTGGCAAGTTACGCGGTTACCTCGGGCTTTTCCGCCAACGGCCCGGGCAACCGCCTCCGGGTTGAGGTATACAGGCTCAGGCTGCGCTTGCGTGTTCATCGGCTTCTCCGTTCAGTGCTGCCAAAGCGGCGCGGATCATCTTTTCGGCAAATGCCGGGGCGAAAGTCGCAACGTTGTTCACGTTGGAATGGGGCGGATAGACTCGATGTCCACGCGGGGTCTTGACAAGCTTGAGGCCGAACATCCGGACGTCCGGAGTTAGCTGCAGGTCGAAGCGCGCGATGGTATTTCCGGCGCCGGGTTCGGGCCGGATCGATAAGATCTGCATGGTGGTTCCTTGTGTGGTTAGGCCGACTTCAGGAACTGCGGAATGAAGTCGGGTTCAGGATCGTGAAGCGCCTCGTATTTCGCACGCTTCTCTGCCGGCCAAGCTCGATAGATTTCCATGACCTTGTCCATCTCGTCGAAGGCCATACGCTCCTTGACGGCCTCCGTGACCTCGACGTCGGGGCGATAGTTCACAGCGGAGAGCAGAGTTTCGACCATCCAGTCGCCCATGTACTCTGGTAGAGCCGGTGTCGGACACCTGTCATGGAACTCACGCTGCTCTGGATCTGACATCGATGCGAACCACTCCACCATGATCCGCATCCGGAGGTTCGGAACAAGACGCGCGAACGCTTCATGAAGTGCCTTGTATGTCATGTGATCGGCCGTCTCGACCTTCATGGTCGCGAGACTGTAAGCCCATGCTCTGGCCGTAAGGTCGGTCGGCAAAAGCTTCTCAACTGGCTCGTTGAGGGGGTCCATGGGATGGAGGCGCTTGTAGGTAACCGATGTCTCTTCGGTCTCAGTGATAGCCGGAACCGACCCGCCACTACGTAGTGGCAAATCTTCCTTTTGCCGCTGCCGAACCGCGCGCACGCTCTCCGCCTTCTTCATGCGCAGATCAGCAAGCGTTGTCCTGCCGTCGGCGATCATAATCAACTCGTCGGCACGAGCGCGACGGATTTGGCAATGCTCAGTTAAGAAGCGCGGCCAGGTCAATCCCGGCGTCTGTTTCACTCGGTCTTTTGCCTCGGCAAGGTGAATTCCAGCAGCCTTATAGTGCTGCTCAGCCTTCTCTATGGAGGCGTCACCCTTGTCGACGTGCGCCCGGATTGTGGCTCCGAGCGTATCTAAGGGAATGAGGGCCGGCACGCTCACGCTGCAGCCCGCTCTGCATCTGCCATCCACATGGCGAGGGAGGAACGGCGAGCCGCAACGGAGCCGCCGATTTTAAAGTGCGGGATGATTCCGTCATAGGTCAGCCGGTACGTCTGGCGCGCCGAGACGCCTAGAAACTTGGCGATTGCACCGGCACCTATAAGGAGGTCGCCCTCCAAAATGTTGTCGTTAGAAGCTTCCAAAACTTTTTTCACTTTTTTCCTCCGCATGGGTTGACACTGTTAAGTTTACGAGGTAGTTTCGAAGGTGGATAATTTTGTCCATTCCCCTATAGCATTTTACATCTTTTGTCAAGGCTTTTCGCGCCTTGCGCGCAATTTCGTGCCGTGCTAATCGTGTGCCGTAAATATCAGGAGGTCACAATGGCATTGATAAAGAAGCGCAAGTGGACAAATGCGAGCGGCACGCACGAGGCGTACAGGCTCGACTTCACTGATCGCCACGGCAAGCGACACCGCGAGCAGTTCCCGAAGAAACGTGACGCCGAGACACGGCTAGGCGAACTCCAGGCAGAGACGGGGAAGGGAACTTACCGCCCGCTCGCCGACAAGAGCACGGTTTCTGCGGCCTGCACACTATTCCTCAAATACATGTCCGACCGTCACGATCGCGGAGAGAAGGTCACCGCGACTTATCTCAACACGTCAAAACAGCACTGTCAGAACTATATAGATCCCGACGGTGAACACGTTGATGAGAAGCGTCGGGGGAAAATAGACTTCGAAGGCGGCATAGGCTCAATCAAGCTAACGGACCTAACCCCTCGGCGCGTCATTCAATTCCGAGACGACATGCGCAAACACGGTGCGGGTATTGTCACGACTCGACGAGTCCTCGGCACACTATCAAGGATTCTAAAGCACGCTGTTGAGAACGACCTTGCAGTGATCAATGTGGCCAAAGGTATCCGCGTCATCGGCACGCGCAACGAGGATGGCGAAAAGATTGTGCCGCCCTCCAAGAAGGTTCTCGCCGACTTGCTAAAGAAGGCATCCCCGGATTTCAAAGTCCGCGTCCAGTTTGCTGCTACCAGCGGCTTGCGCGCGAGTGAGCAGTGGGCGCTAAAATGGTCGAACGTCGATCTTAAGGTCGGCACGGTCATCGTAGATAGTCGTGTTGATGCCTATGGCGGCATAGACACCACAAAGAGCGGCGCCGGTCGCCGCACTGTTCCATTGGGTAAGACAACGGTCGAAGCCCTGAAGGCATGGAGGGAACGGTCGAACCACAAGGGTGACGACGATTTCGTTTTCCCTGACTCCGGCGGGAATTTCACTCGCCACACCAACATGACGAAACGCCAATGGATCCCTTTGCTTACCGCTGCGGAAGTCGAGCCGATAGGCTGGCACTCCCTTCGGCACTTCGCGGTCAGCACATGGATCGAAGCCGGGTTGCAGCCGAAGGCAGTGCAGACGCTAGCCGGTCACGCTACGTACGCAATCACGATGGATCGATATGGACATTTGTTTCCGACGGACGACCATAAGGAAGCCTTCGACAGGATTTCAGAAACGTTGGGGTAA